CTAATACACATTAAATAAGTAGTAACTTTTTGATAAAAATAAGATTGATACAATATTCAGGACGGCAGATCCATCCGTCCAACACTCATATACGCCGCACGCAGAAAGGCGTGCATCATTTCGGTTGTCAGGATCATCCCTTCTGGCAGCCGGAATTTAAAAGAATTTCCGGGTATCTCCATAAACTCTTGGTATAGTAAAAACGTATCGTAAGATTCGTATATTTGATATTCCATACTTGCTCCCCCCCTCACATTGACTACATATATTATAGCACAGAGGAGTGGATGCCGAGAAAAGAAAATCCTACGGAATACAGATCGCAGGGAAACGGAATGAAATAGCATAAATTAAAAAGGCCAGGGATCATTCCCAGACCTTTTCATTTTCCAATTTGTATTGCATTAGATTAAGCAAATAAGGAGGACACTTACTCACGCCAGCCTTCCAGTCTTGCACTGTCCGGTATGGTATCTCGAAGTATTCGCTGAATTGCTTCATGTTCATACCAGATCGTTGCAATATGTCTTTAAATTCCACGCTTACACCTCTTTCTCAAAACCATACAATCCATATAAATAGTCTTCTGCTTCTTCCGCATTATCTCCTACTGCTCTAAAATATGGCATTAATTTAAACTCTTCCTCTCTCACTTTCCGGAACGGAGAAACCAAAAATGATGCGTATTCTCCATTACATTTTTGTACAACATAGCGATTTTGTAGATTGTTTGCTTTAAACATTTTTTTGATTTTCATATTTTTTCTCTCTTTCTTACAATTTTATTTAAAGGTTTAATATTCGCCCCATCTGCAAGTAAGCAAATTAAAAACTTTCCATGAACCACGCTCATATGCGAGTTTATCAATTCGATCTTCCATATATTTATTCTGTTCATCAACAATGTACGCATTATCCTTTTTACTGTACACTCCACAGAAAAAGTGAAAAGGTCTTTCGTTATTTCTTGTTTCTGTTGCTTCAAAAAGAATTTCTTTTTCCGTGTCTACAATATTTATTGTACGTTTAAAACCGTCTGCTTCTACTGGTGTAAACTCATACATAAATATTTCTTTAAGTTCTTCGAGCGAAATTCTATATCCCCATTTCCTGTACACATTTGGGTCATAATCACGGAATTTTTCTCTTGCATATGTGTATTTTTTTCGCAAAGTTTTTTTGAAATTATCCCACTCTTCTTGTGCTTCATCAGACATTGCGAATATTACGTTATCAGCAGTTCCATCGTGTTTTAGTTGTTCGTCTTCGATTTTCATATTTCCACTCCTTAATGCATTGCGCTTAACCATCTTCATTCTCCTTTACCTGCTTTGTAGTATTGTAATATTCCTTGCTGTATTCCTTTAATAGTTTCCTCTTAGCTTCCAGCCTACATTCTTCAGAGCAATATCTTCGCCCTAACCCTTCAAAATGCTTCCCACAGTTTTTGCAAGAATATGTTTTTGGGATATTTGATTCTTTACGGTATCTCCTGTAGTTGGATTCGGTATCATATCTGTGTTTTCGTTCCAATCTACACTTTTCGGAACACACTTCTATACCTCTTTCGGACATAAATTCTTTTCCGCATACAGTGCATTTTTTTAACTTCTTCATTTCCGCTCCTTTACATTTCTACAAAATGGCTTCTATCCTTATTCCAGTATCTGCTCATCCAGCTACAGTTGTAATAAGCTCTTGTATGTCCATATCCAGACCAGATATTCCAAGAAACTACTCCATCTGATTCGCGCCATTCTTCCTTTAGTTCCACTTCTTTTTTGGCGATAACCCAGGAGAATTTTAACGCTTTCACAAAATCAACTTTTACCTTCTTTACCATTTCCCATGCTCTTTTCATAATTTTTGATAAGTTGTATTTTTTCATTTTCGTATCTCCTTTGCTTTATCTTATGTTTACATTATACACGGATTCCGTGTATTTGCATATTGACATAATGCACAAAGATGACAGCGTGAAATTAGTAAATATGTACATATGGATTGTTTTATAACACAAAAACTGGAATTGGCACTAGAAAAATACAGAAATATGAGTCTGGGAATACGATACCGGAAAAATGATGCTTAGAAATGCAATCGCACTGGCAGATGCACTGGAATGCGATGTTAGGGAATTGTCGGAGTTGAACTTGAACATTTTTACAAACGAAGCGAAGAAAGCCATAAAAGATGGAGAAATGGACTTACATGATCTTTTAAGGATGGACAAATACCAGAAAATCAAAAAGCTAAGTAAGATCGGAGAATTTGAAAGTACTTTTTATGAAAGTTATAAATGGATCCCGGAAACACTGTTTGACAAATTAACACCAGATGAGCTTGCGAAGCTTGTTGATAGCTTTTATGACTGCTATAGCCTTGGGAAAAATGCAAGATAAAAGGATAAGCTTAATGCTTATCCCTATCTTTTGGCTTTAAATATACTGTTAATATTTCAATCCGCGTCCGCCGGAATTGCTGGCAGAACCGCACACCAAAGCATCCATTAGGTGCGACAACTTTAATATCTCGTATTAAAGTTACTACTAATATTTCAATCCGTGAAACTGTGATTTGCCCAGTTTCCGCAATACAGAGCATCATCTGTATTGGACATCTTTACAATACCACATTTTCCCGGATATGTAAATACATCCAGAAAATTTATCTAACAATTGTAAAGTTTCCCCTCAGAGAGCTAATCTCCGAGGGGATTTTATTAGATGGATGTAGATGGTTTTCTGTTCAGCACCGCAAGTAATCTTGCGTGCCACGGCGCTTTCTTTGTCCAATGATAAGATGGCATATCTCTTCCATTGTTCGCTTTGTAAATATCCATCAGGATCTTCATCTCGTCCGGATGTCCCAAAGCCGTAATCTTATCGTCATGATACCAATATACACATCCTTTTCCCTCTACTGTAAACATACACTGCATAGTCTCTTCTCCTTCCTGATCTCCTGTATTCTGATTATTTCCCTGTCCACTTCCTGTTGATGCTTTGCTGTCGATCGCCTTTGCGATCAGTTCTGCAACTCCTTTTACTCCTAAGCTCCGGTACCTGGCCACATCATCTGTGCCAGTGCAGAATAATGTCTCCACGATCATGCCAGGCATATTAGATGCATTCAGATCATGGTATCCCGAACTGTACTTTACACCACGGTTAGCAAATCCTTTATTTGCGAAATTCTGGCAGATATTGCTTGCGATCGTGTTCATTGTCTGGTTAGATGCATCGTATAACCACACCTCTGTACCGCCAGCTGACGCCGCTCCTGCCGCATTCATGTGCAAGGTGACATAGATATCACATCCCGCACTATTTGCCTTATTTGTTCCGTCAGATAACTCGCTGGACACATTGGATGCATTGGAATTACAATCAACCACAGTATGACCGACAGCCTGCAACATTGGTGCAAGCTCATTGTAGATCTTCCGCACTTCTGCCTGCTCATCGATCAGACCGATTGCTCCTTTACAATTTGGGGAGTGCCCTCCCCTTAAGCCAATTTTCATTCTTTCTCTTCCTCCTGTTCTTCTGTCTCAAATACCTTTTCCAGTTCCTCTGCGGATACTCTGCCAAATTCGTTCTGTTCGCTCATGTTCTCACCTCCTTGTGCGATGTCGCACAATAAAAGAGAGCCTGTTTCCAAGCTCCCTGAAATTATCTACTTATATGTAAGTGCCCGTTCCGAGTCTCTTGTTCCAGGTGTTGTTGGGTCTACCACTACACCAAGGATCGCCAGAACCGCAAAGAGTGCATTGATTACAGTCAATAACTTATCTCCAAGGTCTCCAAGGTCGATGGTAAGACCAAACACTGCCGCAATTGCCTGTATCAACAGCAAGAGTGCCGGGATCAGTGCTACCCAGAATGCCTTGTTTTTAATTCTTACAACCCAGTTAATCTTCTTCATTTTCCATTCTCCTTTACAAATACATTACTACTACAGCCCCGATCACGGCCCCGATCAGTGCTGTCACTACTACATCCCATCGTCTGGCTGGAGTCTGCTCCAGATGCGTCACTTTTGCGGTTAACTGTACCAATGTCTGGTTCATAAAGCCAACCTCCTTTGTCAAGCCCACCATTTCCTGCGCCAGTTGGTGCACCACATTGACTACATCTTCCACCTCATTCATCCGGTGCTTTAATGAGCCGATTTCCTTTCCTTGTTCTGCAATTTTTACTTCAATGTCTTTTTCTGTCATCTCTACCTCCGTCTTTTCTTCCCTCCACCCAACCGCTATTTAGCCCATAGCTGGGAGATAAACGGATCACCGCCTTTCCGTTTTCACTGTTTTTAGAATTTAGCCAACTGTTGCATATCTAAAATATTCCACATTGTCCTCCACCATTTTAGAAAATAGCCTTTCGTACGCCAGTCCCATTGCATTATATCCAGCTAACGTAGGGTGTCCGTCAGACATGGTTGTATATATGACATTTGTAAACGCTGGATCATTAAATGGATCAATAAACGGAATGTCATAATGCTTTGCAATCTTTTCAACAGCATCTCTAAATTGCGGGTAATCACCATCTTTAAACGGCGGTTTAATCATGCACAGCTTAGCATTTGGCGCATGCCCTTTAAGCTGGTTTATGATCTTTGCATAGTTTCCGAAAAATGTATCAGCACCGCTCGAGATATCATCTTCGTTCCCAAGATACGACAAACCTAATGCGTTTACATCATTTATACCTAATGCGAGGAAGTAAAAATCATTTGCAGATGTTGCTAATACTTTTTTCATTCCATCAGCCGCAGTTAAATAGCTTCTCGTATGCGCACCCGGGACACCATAATTGCTCCAAGAAATACCAGCACGCTTTGCCATTGTTGCGATATAAGAATGTTCCCTTTCAGCCGTCCAAGTGCTATCGGAGTGCTTCGTGCTTCCGGCAGTGTAGCTGTCACCGATTGCTCCTACAGAATTAAAAATACTCACCGTGCAGTACATGTAATCAGCTTTCCTGCTTATTTGCTTTTCCACGGAATTTCCAGCTGGATCAATAATTTCCAGCAGTGAACATTTTTCAGAATTACCGTCTAAGAATATGCGGACATATAACTCGTTGTATTGCGAGCTATCATGTGTAAACATATAATTGTGTGTTCCTTTGTTTATAGCTCCTTCAGCGAGGATATAAACTACCGATGAAGAACTTCCTGAGCTGTTCAGCGTTATCTTGCCGTTAGACACATCCGAATCGATTGTTACACTAACAAAATATGTTTTTCCGTTTTCCAGCGCAGTTGAACTTTGGTTGTGAATCACAGTATAGATAGATGGAGATTTTACTTTCCGTATCACAAGCGCCGTTCCGCTTTCGTCTCCAAGGATGCTCTCTTTTAGCTTTTCTATATCTGCCGAAAAATCATATAGCCATTTTGGCTTCATGTTGCTCGAATAAATGTAGCCATTATCGGTTTTGTTGTAACAAATATATAGTTTCTTATATCCGTTTTTTATCAATTTTGCGATATCGATCTCAAAATTATCTTCGCCCGATGCGTGTGTAACGTAATTATTACTAAAATTTTCGTTCAAATTTTTTGCACTTACTATCTCTTTGGATTTATTTGTAAAATCCGTGTAGTATAGCGCATTTCCGATGTTCGCAGCACCAGGAGTCTTGCAGGATAAATTGTCAAGCCCTGCCGTCGTTAAATGGATCGAATACACCACATACTCGGACTTTGATGACGAAATATCAGCGTCAAAGTCCGGCGTATACCCGGAAAGAAGCCCATCCTGTGCGTGAAGGCTACTAATTAAATCAAAATGATCTAATGTTATCGCTGCTTCTTTACTTTCTAAATCTTTTTTTATATTATCTATGCTTTCTTTGTTCGCCTGTATTTGCTCTCTATCTTCTACAATCTCTTGTACGGCGCCCTGCAAAACTTCAGCCTGCTTCACTCCCTCTGCTTGTACCTCCTGTACGGCTGCGGTTTTTGCTGTTTCCACGGCTTCTGTGGCTACCTGTTGCACATTCTCCACGCTCTCAACTGCTTGCGTCCCTGCGGCTTCTACGGCTGTTTTCTGAGCTGTTCCGGCTTGGGTGATTTCCTGTACTTCTGACGCTCCGGCGTTTTCGATCGCCTGCACGCCTTCCTGTACTTTCTGCGGAAATGTGCTTGCTGTCTGCTCCACACTGTTCTTCATTTCTTCCACAGCGGTTCTGTGTCCTGCCGCAGCCTGTTCAGATTCCTTTGCTTTTCGGACGGATTCATCCACACTCTTAACCTGCTCCGAGATATCTTTAACGTTTTCCAACATCTTACCGACTTCCACACGATCTTCTGCGGTCTGCTGTGCGTCCTGTCCGGTTTTGGTTGCTGCTTCTTGGACTTTATTACTTAATTCCTCAACCTTTTTGACCTGCTCCGAAATGTCCGAGACGGTCTCTACCATCTTAGCCACTTCTTTCCGGTCTTCCGCCGTCTGCTGCGCATCTTCCGCCGCCTGTCCTGCCGCTTCTGTGGCAGCTTGTCCGGCTTTCTCTGCCCGGTCTGCCGCTTCGTTGACTGCTTCGATTGCCTGTGCAAATAGCTCCTTGTCCTCTGGCGTGTCGAATGCTTCTGGTTTCGCTCTTGTGGTTACAACAATCTTGATTTCATATTCTGTCTGGCCAGATTCAGAATCCCTGAGATAGACGTAGGCAAAGATGTTTTTCCCAGCCTCGATCATGGAGTCCGGAATCACAACGTCTGTCACTCCGTCTTTTGTTGTTCCGATTCTCGTTACGGAATCTTTGCTGTCTATGAGGGCAAAATGAACCTCTACTGCTGTTGGGAGCTGTAGACCCTGTATCATTAAGATCTGTCCATAGTCCCACTGCCGGACTCCATTCGCCGTTGCGGTATTGGAATCCTTAAAAGTTACTGTTACTATATTATGCAATGTTTGTACCTCCCTCTTAATTGTCATCCGTGATCCATGTAAATGTCTTTATGCGCTCACAGTAGTCTGTCTTGCCAGTTACAATGGATATTCCTCCGTCTTTTGAGATATAATACCTGCCAGTCCCGATAATTGACGTACCAACCAATTCGCTGTACGTCTCTACTATGTCTACGACTGGTCGATATCCTACAGGGATCTTTAATTCGTCAAACGGTCCGTGCGATCCTGCATTCGGGAACTGTATAAGCGCTGTGATTTTACATGTAACCACGCACCCTCTCCTTATTAGCTCCGCCTGTATATAGTTGGATGGGTTTGTGCTGGCGAATGGTCCTTTTATCTTTCCGGAGTCATAATTTGTTGCTTTAGATATGTTTATTTCGTATGATTCGGAGTTTTTAACAAATATACCGTCCCGTTTAAAATTAACAAGGTTTAAAATGGTGGCTCCGTCAAAATACTGCGCAATCTGCGTTGGGAATATAGATAAGCTTGTGTGTCTGCCGTTGTTCATCCCATTCGCCACAAATACACCCTTGCTTATTGCAGAGCTGTTTATCCCGTTTTCATCTTCAGAGTAGATCTCTCCGGTATTTACTTGGATAAAAAAGTGTCCGTCCAGACTCTTTATAAGTCCAGCGGTTACAGTTCCGAGGTTTGCGGCAATCGCACTTAGCGTCTCTACATTCAGATTCTCTACAGAAATGTAATAGATCATCCATTTACTTCCATCCCATCTTTTAATCGGCTCTCCGCTTGCGGTCTGCCAGAGCTGACCTACCTTTGGATTTTCCGGGGGTGTGGGAGATATGATAATTCCACTATCCCCTGTCTCTCCGTTGTCTCCACGTACACCGATAATCACAGGTGTGGTCTTGGTTTCCGTGCTATTGGTGTACCGGATAAGGTCGTAGCTCCATAGGTTTTTCTTAGTTTCGGTCATATCTTGTTTCGCATCCGTCCATCCCGGAGATGATACCGTGATTCCGGTGCTTTTTTCAGATGCCAAATAATACTTGGTCACACTCTCGATTCCTACGCCGTCTTTTCCGTCATCTCCGTTTTTTCCCGGTTCTCCCGGTGCTCCATCGTCCACCTTGGTGATTGTTACCTCATAATATCCACGCCGGATTCCATTTTCGGTGGCTACAAAAGAGTACACCGCCTTGGTATCCACATCCTCTGCATTTACTGTCACGCTCCTGCCTACATAAAACTCCTGTCCGTCTTTACTCCACCGGATTTCCAGACTGTCCGAAACATCCACTCCATTGTTGTAAGCGTAGGCAGTCAGAGTTGTGCTCCCGATGCCATTTTTAAAGATGATGCCATTGTTGGTGGAGATGGAACAAGTGTAGACCTTATTTTTGTTGATAAGATCTTCCATCCTCTGCAACAAGCTATCCGAAATTTCGGATGTAAGCTCTTTGTAGTTTGTAAATACCGTCTTTGCAGTTTTTGGATTGGTAAGACTCCTGATCTGTTCTGATACTCTTGCCTGTAGATAAAGGACTGGTGTCCACTCCTGATCCTGCATCCTTACCGTATCCCCGATGTTGGTGTCAAAATATCCATCCACCTCGTATGTCACTACCGGCTCGGATGCAGTTTTTAGATCGGATAAAGCCATGCTATAGAGCTTGTCCTTGTTATCCGTATCATACTCTTTCCGCATCAGGATGTAAGCATCCTCTTTATTTACGATATTTGACGGAAACCTGTCTCTCGCCTGTGGTGCCCGGATGATCGCACCGTCTGTAAAATATTCGATATTGCCGTTTTCATCGTACTCCTTTTTGTCCAGTCCGTTGATTGTCAGCCCATCCTTTCCGGTTGGCTGGATGCAGGTATAAAGCTTCTCGGCATCCGTGGTTTTTCGAATTCCGGTAATTCCTTTGCCATACCGCAGTACGATGTCATTCCGGTATTCTCCGACTCCGCTGTCTGTATCGGAGTGTTTCCGATATACATTTAGGACAATCTCTTTTAAAGAGTAGTCTCTGTTCAGTACTGTCTCAAACTCGATCTCCGCAGAAAATACATTAGCCAGAGAGAATAATCTCTTTAACACGGTTGTTGTACCGGTCCATTCGTTAGTGATCCGTTTGTCAGACACCTCATTAAGCCCTAATTTTAGCGTTCTTTCCGCGTCAAACACGGCAAGGTACTCCTCAAAGCTCATGGCCTTTCCGGCTTTGTATTCTCCGGCATCCTCGTTAATAAGTTCAAACGACAGAGACCATGCCGTAGCGGTAATTGTCTTCTCCGTCTGGTCGGTATTTACAATATTTAAGTAGTAAGATTTACCCTTGTGTGTAAATGCCACCTTGTTTCCAACTGTAACATGTTCTGCGTCTGGATGTTTGGCGTTTACTGTAAAAGTATAGGTATTCGCTGCTCCCTGTAAATATTCGTGCAGTTCATCGCCCCAGTAGTGCATGGCCTTTTTATGTGCATTATCCATAAACGCTACAGGCGTGTTATTTGCACTTAAAATTGCAATTCTGATACTGTCCATTACAAGTAAACCTCCCGTATTTTTGCTTTAATCGTTGGTGGTGGACTGCTGAAATCCGAGTAGTAAAACTGCACTTCCGTAGTTCCCGGCGGGACTTTAAAATAATCTGTTCCAGTAACCTCATGACCGGAAGAAGCTACACCGTCCACATATACCTTTGTACTCTCTCCCTTGATCTGTACCACACTCCCAGCTTTAAACCGGTTCGGGACATCCCTCTGTGCGTCCACGCTGTGGCTGGTAAATTCTATAGAGTATACATGGTTTTCTCCAATTCCTTCGCCGGATCCCCAGACCCCAATAAAGATGCTGATCTCTGTCACTTCTATATCTTTCATTTCCGGCACGGTAAATGGTTTTACTTCTCCATTTACATTAAATTCAAACCGATCTCCAAACTTGGAGATGCTGGATCGTCCGGCATTTTGTCCGGTTCTTGGGTTATCCCAGCTACAGTCAAACTCAATTTTTCCTTTATTGAGACCATTTACAAAAAACTCTGCGTAACCTCTGTTATTTCCAAGCTCATTCTTAAACACAGTCATAGCAGCCACGTTCTTTTTGTTTCGGTCAGTCATCAAAAACTGGATGACACCCCGGTTGTTAAATGTGGATGTCGTAAAGTAATGATGCCAGGACAGCGTACAGTTCTTGGCTCCGGTGTGTCCGTTGCTGTCTCTCGACACTTGTTTTGTCCAACTCGGACCGTGCCACTGTTCTCCCGCTCCATAATCTGTGACTCGCAGTGCATAGCCGCCGGTTCCATCGGTAATCGCAAGGTTTCCGGTTTGCTTATGTTCACTTACGACATGGACGGTGGTAGCATTGTTTAACACCCAACCGCTGGTACTTGGGGAAAACTTATCATTTACGAGGATTTCTGATGCTTCGTAGTCCTCTGTGTCGGTCTCCTCTACTTTTCCAAGCTGGATCGTTCCATACTGGCTGACCAATCCAATAAAGCCGTTTTCGTGCTGGTGTGTGATCTCATAGTCCACGTCTGCCCATTCGGTGCCGTTGTTTTGGATGGTAATGGTCTGGTAGCCGTTCTGTTGGACTCCGTCAAAGGTGAATTCTGCGGTTGAGTATGCTACTCCATCCGGGATGAGCCATGTGATTGTGCCACTACTGTACATATCATCCTCTTCCAGTACAGGCTCTCCGTCCACGATTGCGTCATAATAAATAGACGGTTCATCAGAAAATATCAGTCTTTTCGGCTCATCACTATATAAAATTTCTGCCATCCTACGCCGGAATTCACTTAATTCTCTTGCTGTAGAGTTCGCGATCTGAAACTCCATCACGATCTGCTTCGGAGAGTATGTGGAATACAGAAATTCTCCAGCATTTATGTTTTCGATACTTCTTGTGTTGTTTGTTATGGATGGTGTTAAATTCCGGTCAAGCCTTGTGATCTTAACCGGAATCTCTACACCACCGTAGGTTGCTTTAAGTAGTCCCAATCCTTTCCCCTCCTAATAGCTTTTCGAAATTGTCCATCTTTTTAATCATCGGCCTTGCATATCCTACCGTCTGCTGCGCAACGACCTTTCCATCCAGTGTCGTTGTGAGATTGATGTTTAGATTTATATCCTTTTCGCCCATAATCTCTAAAATGGATTCCTGTATAAATCCCTTTAATGATCGCAGTGGTGTAATTGCTTCTGCTTCTCTTTCCGCAGCACCACCGATTCCTCCAGACGGCATCTGGAATAATGCTGGTTTTGTAAGGATTCCACCATCTTTAAACCATTTCACATCTAACATCGGCAGACTTGGTAATAAATCGGACAGATTGATATCTCCGATACCGTTCTCATATCCCACTCCACGATAAGCAGCCGCAAGACTTCCGTATCTCGAAACCGCATACCGGATGGACGCAAGCATATTAGATAGTGGATCGTAGATGTTTTTATCGTATCCCGGCATTGCATAAGCCCTAAAAGTCGGATCAATGACCTGCATCAAACCTTTTGATGGAGTACCATTAACTGCGTTGATATCCCAGTTGTTGATCGCATTCGGGTTTCCGCCAGACTCTGTCTGCATCTGGTATAACAATCTCTGTAAATTTGCTTCGGAATACTGCCCTGTCATCTGCAGTGCTCTTGTTGCAAGCGTTCTCCACTGCTCCACACCAGCACTTGGATTGTAATTAACGTTCGATTGCGTATCAAAAATTCCCTTTACAAATCCGACCACGCTGTCGAACACCGTATTCACCGCTCCTTTTGCCACGGAAATCCAAGGTTCGAATGCTCCAGACAAATCCGTAAATTTATCGATTGCAATCTGCACAATTTTACTCGGGTGAGTAATATAGTCCCACACACTTCCGGTAAAATCTTTAACCGTATCCCAGATCCCGCCGAAGAAATCACCGATTCCGTTCGCAAAATGCGGGAGTTCTTCCAGAAAACTTTTCGTCTGGTTCGCTGGCATTATCTTTGTTCCTTTTTTCATCGGCAATACTACATCACGTCCTTCTGGGATGAACGGTTTTCCGTCCGGAGGTATAATCATTTCTTTATATGTAGAGCCTTTCTGGTCATTTACGACACCAATCGTATCTCTTTGTAGTCCGTCTGTTCCGGATGCGAATTTCGGATAATTCCACTTATCGAATCGCATGTCCGAACCAACTGCATCCAAAATCCAATTTACTCCTCCGATTACTCCATTAACTGCTCCGCCAATAACTCCAACAATGGTATTTGCAATCCCTTTTAAAATCGCACCAAGCGAATCTCCTAAGGCTTTGAATCCAGCTTTTAAACCGTTAAACATCCCCTCGAAAATGTCATTTATTCCGCTGCATAGCGTTTCAATGTCTCCTGTAAAGATTCCGGCAAATGTTTTTATAATCCCTTTTATCGTTTGGAATGCGGAAGAAAACACGCCTTTAATCAATTCGAACGCCACTTTGATAATGTCAACGATAGTTCCAAATACTCCATCAAAAAGGCCTTTAATCACTCCGAGTGCTGCGTTAATAAACGGAGAAAGGAATGCAAATAGATTTTGAACAGCTTCCATGATTTGCGCTCCATATTCATTCCAAAATCCAGTAATTGCGGAAAGTGCATCTTGAAATGCGTCTTTAATAGCTTCTAACGCAGGTCCGATATAGGTGTTGTATACATTCTCTGCAAATTCGCTCACTGCGCCTATTGCAGTATCCATAAAACTTTTAATATCGTCTCCAAACGCACTTAAGACCATCGCTATAGCAGATATCGCACCAATGACTTTTATCGCTATTCCGACAATTGGCAATAATACACTTCCAAGCGTCATGACAATTGCAATAATAGGGGCAAGCGCCACTGCAATCGCAGACAATCCAGCAAATACCTCGATAAAATTGCGGACCGGTTCCGGCAATTTTTCGAACTGTTCCATCAAATCTGCGAATATTTCAAACACTGGTGTCAATATTTCCGCGATATCCTCTCCGATCGGAGCGAATGCATCAGATACTTTTCGCATTGCTGCTTCCATCTTCTGCGCAGATGTGGTTGTGTTATCCTGCAATTCCTGTGCTTTCCCATTTACATCCGTATAAGCATCACCGACAGATGTAAGAGACTCGATAAACTTAGCCCCTCCATCTTCTGCCATTGTTCCGAATGCAAGGGCTGCTTTGTTCAACTTATCCTGTTGGCTTTCTGTGCCCTTTATATCATTTATAATTGTATCAATTACCTGTTTTTGCGTTGCGCCGCCCTGTTGCCACTGTTTAAACACATCCTCGACAGATTGGCTCCATTTCCCGGTACCTTCTTCCAGTTCACCGGTTTCCTCGTTGAATTTAGACATGGAATCCGCGATAGTTCCGTCAGCAAGTCTTGTTGTCGCTTCGTTGATTGCATCATTCACCTTGTCCAGATTATACGCTCCACCTTCGAGGCCATTCTGTAATAACTGGAAATACTCTTGTGCGGAATATCCAGCTTCTGCAAACTTTCCGGAATACTCCGATAGGTTGTCTCCCAACTCATTTGTCTTGTCGAGTCCGTTTTGCACACCGGATACATACAAATCCATTGCTTTTCCAGCATCAATATTAAAGTGTTTCATCAAACCATTGATACCGCGCAAGCTCTCAGCCATGTCTATTCCGTATATGTTTTCCAGTGTAAGTGACTGTTCCACAATTTTTTCCAGAGTTGTGTCGTCCAGATCCTTCAAGTTGTCTTTCACCAAAATCACCGCATCTGCAACGGCATCCATAGATTCTCCAAGCCCACGTTCGTAGACCCTCTTAATCAGAGCTGCGCTATTTTCCGCAACCTTTCCGGTTTCATCAAATCTTGCGTTTACTTTCGCAGTTGCATCTTCCATATTCTGGAAACTTTCAACTGCTTTTTCTCCAATTTCAAAAATCTTATCTCCAACGCCAGAAAGCTGATCGACCGCTTCTAGCAAGTTCCCGGATGTTACCGCGTCCTCGACTCCTTCAATGGCATCCGTGGCATCATCAGAACTTGTTTTGAGTTTGTCGATTGCAAGTCTGACTTGATCGATTCCAGACTCATCAATCTGATTCAGCGCAGCTTTTAGTTTTCCGATGTCGGAATCAGCCCCTAGTACAGCCCTACCAATTTTGTTAAGCGCAACCGTCATGTCATCTGCGCTTGCAGTTCCGTTTCTCAGAGCGTTTGTCAATCTCGTTCCCAAAACATCCTGAAAATCATCCAGAGACTTACCTGTTGCTTCAAACATTGTCTGCAACTGCTTCGTGCTTTCTTTTAGGGATTTCTGTTCCGACTCCATCCGACTGATCTGAGTGGTATAAGATTTTAGATCCTGTTCCGTTTTCGCAATTTCCCTCTGAAATTCTCGGTACTCTTCCGCTCCGATGTCGCCGGATTTAAATTTCTTCTCCACTTCCCCTTGTACCCGCTTTAAGGCATCCAGTTTCTGCGTTGTATTTTCTACTTGCTTACTTAGCAACTCCTGTTTTTGTGCAAGCAACTGTGTATTCTTTGGGTCAAATTTTAACAGCTTATTAACGGAGCTGAGTTCACTTCCGATATTCTTCGATGTTTTTTCAATTTCGGACAATGCTTTATCCAGTGCCATCGTGTCCGCACCGAATTTAATTGTGATTCCTTTTATTTTCTTATTCGCCACTTCGTACCTCCGTTAAAAATTATCAAAATCTTCCTGTGTTGCTTTTCTCGCAGTAGGATTTTCATCTTTTTTCTGGTTGTCTATATACTCTTGTACATAGTCCAGACAGTCACCGATTGTCATTTCTTCCATGTCTTCGCTGGTCAGTCCAACCTGTCGGCAAACATAAAAAAAAGACTCATTTGTGAACGGCTCTCCACTTGATGAATCTTTATCATTTATTTTTTTTTACTTGTTGGCATGGTGTCTGTAAGCAGATCCTTTACTTCTCCCATGATTTCATTGAGCGGGAATACTTCGAATCCATCCAGCCACTCCAATGGATCAGGAATCGTCCTGTCTGCTGTTTTAGCCATTGTCCAGATGATGTCATAAAATACTTCCATGTCCATGTGGTCAAGAGAAGCAAAAGAAATATCCTGTATTCCAAAATTCCTTTTCGTTCCTTTTCCAAACACTTTCGCTACTTTCATCAGGTCTGCAAAATAATCTCTGCCAAACTGTGCTTTATATCGTTTCGGCAATGCTGCCGTTGATTTCAATTTCACTGGTTTATTGTCAATGTAAATTGTCTTTTCCAAATTTATTCCCTCCATACAGGGTGAGCATATCTGCCCACCCACATTTTTTACGCCGCTGCTCCAGCTTCTTCATACACTTTTGTATACCAAGAGTTATACGTCTCTACATCCACTCCTGCGGATGTAGACGCTTTAACCAGATTATCACTCGGTCTCGGGCTTGCTACCATTGCCAGTTCTGTTGTATTCGGATCACCACTATCTTTTGTCGCACTTCCAACAGATGGTCTGTTTACGGAGCAGTAATACAAGAGATGTCGTGTCGCTTTTACATCTCCCTGGAACTCAAACATCAATGCAATATTTGCCGTCTGAGCGTCAGAGTTTTCGATCAGCACTCCTTTTTCTGTTTTCTTTTCTTTCAGCACTTCCGTGCGGAAATCTTCCGGAACTCTCGCAAGCGTCAGAGTACCTTCGTATCCCTGATTGTTTGTGTTTGTGTAATAATCAATGTCATCAGCTTTAAATCGGATCAGATCACCACTCTTGTCGAATGTGATGCTTACCGCACCAGGCAATTTCTTCGGTGCACCGTACGTGATTTTTCCACTCTCATCCACTGTAACAACAGCGTAATAACAGTTTCTTAAGCCAAATTCCACTTTGTTTTCTTTTGTCTGTACAGCTTTTGTTGCTTCTGCCATATGTTACCTCCTATATATCAATTTCGTATGCTTTTAGATACATACCTTCAGAATCTAAAAAACTCTCGTACGATTCGTACGGGAGTTGATTGTCGTTTAATAGTTGCTTCACCTTTTTTTCCAACTCAATATCTTTGTGCTCAGTGTACACCTCAATCGTGACGGCATACCCTTCGTGATACACAATATCGTCTGCATAAAATGCCACATCCTCGTCCGCATAATACACGATGTACGGGAGCGCCGGAACTTGACCGGGAGCGAAACAGCGGTATGCGATTGGTAGATTCAATTCTTTTAAGATACCTTTTAAATCTGGCAATGTCATTTTCACAGTCTCCTTTCCAGCTCTTCCACATATTCTTTCACGCATTTTTGCTCCACTTCTTCAATATGCGGATACGCCTGTACTTTTCCTATCTTCCTGCCGCCACGCTTTAATTGATGCCCTTTCTCCAGAAGATGCGTCAGTCGATATGTCGGATCTTTATTGTATACCGTGATTCCGCTTCTACCTGTTGTTCTTGTCCAGTTTTTCGCATAAGTTCCGCCATCTTTACTTTTTGGACTTTCCGCTTTGAGCATTCTCACAGCTTTCTCCGATACATTCATCGCAACATCAGCAGTCGTTTCCTTTACTTCCTCTGTATATTCTTTCATCTGCCGCATAATTTCTCTTGCGAGTTTGTCAGCACTTATGCTTTCGCTCATTTTTCGATCCTTTCCGTACAGGTCAGTTCCAACTCTTCCATGCTGATTGGATACGTCTTAATCACTTTCAGCTTCTTTCCGTGGAATCGGATATATCTCTGTCCTTCATATTCGTAAGGATGCACGATCAAATTTTCTGAAATTTCCATATTGTTCTGTCCTGCAAGGTAGAATTCATTTCGGGGAACTTTTTCTTTACAGCACCAGATCTCCTGTTCCGTTTCAATCGGTACTTGCTGACCGATCTCATCCTCTTCATACCCGCTGGAAGATATCAATACTACTTTTTCATCCCATGTTCGATTCATTTCGCACCGCCTTAATCATCAGATTGTTTAACCGAAACCGGATACTTCTCGGAATCACGCCGTCTTCTGGATGATTGTACTTCCACGTAGCCCAATCCAGCACAAACAGGATGTGGTCATATCTCTCTTCCGTGATGCGAACGCCGTGTACATTTTTGCATTCGTCAAGAATACCATCTATGATCGCATAAAGGACGGAATCCCTACTATCTGTAGAGATTCCAAGTCTGTCTTTTAATAGTTGCAATACAATCACTCTCATAAGCATACTCCTTATGAATTCGCCATGATCCCCTGTTTTTTCATCTCCGCAAGAATCGCATTGATTTTGTTTTTCAGGTCAACTGTTGTTTCTGTGGACAAATCTGCAATCAAAGCCATCTGTTTTACGCCACCAAGCGTTGTTTTATTCGCCGCTGGAAGAGTGTAACTTGGTCCCGCAGGTCCCTGTGCGCCCGGATCTCCCTTGTCGCCTTTCGGTCCTGCTACTCCTGGATCGCCTTTTTCGCCTTTTGCTCCTGCCGGTCCTGCCGGTCCTACTGCTCCTGCTGGTCCTGCTGGTCCAACCTGCTCATTCTTTACGCCCTGCTCTAACTTATTCAGTTTCTCTGCTGTAATAACGTCATCATTATTCCATGTAGTTGGTGTATATGCCATTATTATTACCTCCGTCTCTTATTTTGTTTTGCCTACTTTTGCCTTTCCGACTTTCCCTCTGCCAACTAAGGCTACATCGTCAGAGGGAATTATTCCCCCGGTGTGTATGTAATGTAGAATCCGGCGTCTGTATCCGTTTTCTTCACATCATATCTCACAATACCGGCAAGTAGTTTACCGTAAATCTGGTTATCTACCCATTCAACGCTTGTCTGTTTGCGGTCAAAGAATGCGCAGAATGATTTCGGATCGCCGACAAAGCCTTTTAATTCGCCGGCTCCTGCGATCATTTCGTCATCCAAAACGACTACCTCTCTGCCAAACAGCATTTTTCCGCTTGAGGAAGTGATGGAATCCTGCAACAGATATCTTCCATTCTTGTCTTTCAGCTTGTCCAGCTCGGCATACAAGGAAGCTGAAATGATGAATTTCACAGGATACACTTTCTTGATTTCTTTGTTCACCAAGTCTTTCAGTCCATCCAGACCTGTAACACTTTTCGCTGTTGCACTCTTTAATACAGTTGCGATATCTGTATTTCTTGTATTTCTGGACTGGTCATTGATTTCATCCCGGATCAGACCTGTTACATCATAGTCAGCGTCATCAATAGCCTCCTGAGAAATCGGAATATATCCTCTTCTTGTTGCGATGCTATAGTCGATATTTGAGATTTTTGGTTTGGAAAGCTCTGGGTTCTGTTCCAGTTCTTCAACAGTAGACATTTTACTTCCAGATTTCGCAATTACTGGATATTTTCCAGATGAACTGTTTACACTTACATTCTTCACGTAATTTCCCAGATCCACTACATCTTCCGGCTTTTTCTGAACAGCCAGCATTTCTACCGGGATCAGGATTCCTGCATCTACTTCTTTAAAGCCCCCTTCTCTCACCTGCCCTTTTGATTTTACAAATGAGTTAATCGCACTTCTCATTTCTTCAATTTCTTCTTCATTTCTTCTACCCATGTCTTTTTCCTTCTCCCTTCTTTCCGGTGTTTTTTCATACTCCTTCATTTTTCCACGCAGCTCCTCAAGTTCTGTCTCAAGTTCACTTTTTCTCTCTTCGTGTGCTTCTTTTTCCTCAGTAAACTTCGTAATTTCTTCATCCACAACCGAGCGTTCTTCCTCTGTATTTGCTTCTTCAATGGATGTTTCCAGTTCCTTTTCTCTTGTCTCAAAATCCGCGTCTTTTCCACGGATTTCTTCCAATTCTTTTTCCTTGTCCGTGATCTGTTTCGCAAGCATCAACTGTCTTAAAGCCATTACTTTTCTCCTTTCAATCTCTTTGTAGCGTTGCTTCGCCACTGTTCCATCTGTTTTTCTCGATACCGTTCCACCTGTGCATGTCTCGCCTGTACGCCCGTATCTTCATAAGCCGGGAATGTGCATACAGACACTTCGTGCAGATCAACTTCTCGTATTGTCCATTTCACAGTGCCATCATCTCTCCAGTCCGTTTCCTCGCGCACGATGTTAAAACCGAACGAGCACTGATCCACATCTCCACGTTTTACCCTCTCATACAGGTTCATTGCATCTGAATCATTTTCATTGATATCAATTTCGCCCCATAGACCTCTTGTATCGGTTCTCAGATGTAAAGTTCCGACTTTTGTTCGTCCAAGTACAAGTGTGTCATCATGGTTTGTCAGAGCACGGATGTCGTTGCTCATGGTGTTCGCAAATGCTTCTGGTGCAATCTCTTCATAAGCTCCCGGCCACAACTCTGTTTCGGAATTAAAAACAGCGAAGTATCCGGAAATTGTTTTCTTCCCGTCCTCCGCTTCTCGTGTTTCAAACTCCGCTTTCCACGATCTGGTTAAGTTTTCTTTTTTTCGTTCTTCCACTATTCATCACCTCCTCTTAGCTTTTTCTGTTCCCCGATCATCCCCTGTGGAATGAAGTTTTCAAGGATGATTAGATCATTCAATCCATCTTTCGGAGAGTCACCAATCAAGTTCAATACATCATTTCCTGTATAAATTCCTCGGATATATAGGTTCATGCCGATTTCTGCAAGCTCTTTGGTGTCATAAGCCATCAAACTCTTTGAGTTGCATTTAAAGTACCAATGCGGACTCTGAATCAAACCTTTCGTAAGTGTCTGCTGGAATACGTCCGCAATCGACTTCACCCGCGTACGGACAAAGTTGTTGTATTCGTCCTTGTTAAAACTTCCAACCCCAAGAAAAAAAGGCGGCACATCCAACAGGGATGCTACCGTCCTCTTGTCAATCTCGACCGATTCATTTATTGCGATATCCTTAAGGGATAGTGGTTTTACCTCGGATACTTCCAGAAATTCCGCAGGTATGATCCACGGCTCACCCGGTTTCGATTCTTTCAAATATTTTTCTTTAATTTGCTTTCTTCCGGCTTCGCTTGCAAAATCTTCCGACATTGCATCCACCTTCACAATGACGTTTGGCATGTACTGTCCGCTCATAAAAGATTTCTTTGTTGCATTTGCCTGTTTCAAATTCGATGCAATATCCTTCAAAGCAAGCCTGTAGCCCGTACCCTTCCACGGATACTCCGGATTCGGGTTGATCGCAAAGTGCAACACTTCGCTCGGATCATATTCCTCACTTCCGTAGATCACCTTGTATCCTGTCTGCGTTTCTTCAAAACTCGTCATGGACGGCTTCAGCGGAATCAGCTCATCAATGTATCCATCCCTCATCACCGGAAGGACGACTGCGTTCCCGTCACCCGGCAAGAGCATTGAGTAAACAATGTTGTATACCCATGCTTTTCTTGTCATCAGCGAATATGGATTGATATCTATCTTTCGTGATAACTCATTCTTAATTCGGATATCTCCATGTGGGCCATTTTCCATCAGGTGGATTGTCATGCCGGAAACAAGATCGGCAATCTTCTGACACGCCGCCCGAATTTCCGGATTCTGCGCCAGCGTTGTGTATCCTGACGGAAATAGAAAATCAGAGAACGTGGCTCCCTGATACACAAATACTTTTTTCTGTGGTTCTGACCTAATACTCTTCTGCTTCTTTTTCTTTGCCATTTTAATCTCCTATTCTTCGTCTTCTGCAAAAATCAGTCTCCCGTTTTCAGCTCTTCCAAGGCAAGTACATTTTCTGTCAATAAAATCATCCTTATTTTTAGCGTGAGATATATCAGTCGTATGTTTGCAATTTCCACTACATTTCTCGCATCTTTTCCCATCACATAAATAAAGGATTTCGCATTCTGTTTTCACGCCCATTCTTTCTCCTTCTCTCTCTTTAACCATTTATTTGCTGCATTTCCAAGTGCCATGTCAGCCAACATCTGACAGCACGAAAAGACCCCTGCATCGAATAAGTCAATTCGTCTTACTCCACCGTCTCCATCTACTTTCTCGTATTGGATCATGTCATCCACCTTTTCGATTGCTCTTACATTCTGTACGCAGTACTCGAAAGCATCCGAATGTAGATAATAGAATTTCTTATTCTTTACTTTCACCTCGATATGCCGGAATCCCTCAGACTTAACGTAAAAATACTGTGGCTGATCTTGAATCTTAAATCCAGATTTTTTCATTTTTAAGAAAAACTCTCGTCCGAATTTCTTGTCGAATCCCACAATTTTAATTTTAAATCCCATCTTTTTCATGGAGATAAACCAGTTTACAATGTCATCCGGAAGTACTGTGGCTGTATTACTCATCGTCAGCCATCCATCCTCTTCCCAACCAAACAGTGGGATACCATCCTCATCCGCTTTTTTAATTGCGGCCGCCCTCGGGAAGAACGCATGTGTGATACAGATATCAACATCTTTGTACGTTCCGTAAATTGCGCCTGCGGTCAGATCGTGAAGTTTCGACAAGTCGGCTCCGCCATACCATGTAATCGGCAGTTTTGCCAATTCTTCCAGTGTCCAGTTATATGAATCATCTGATGTTCTAAATTCGTTGATATCAAAATATGCATTCAGAGCATTTGTAAAGATATTTAACGTCTTATTCAAATACTCTGCTCTCAGCTGTGGCTCATTCATTGCCTGTGCCGCATCATCCAGCAACTCATCTACTGTAACAGTAACTCCAATTGACGGCGTACACATCTGTAGCACTTCCGGATCATCCAATGTTGTGATCTTACCTTTGCTGTTTAATACATTTCCCTCTTTATCCTGATCCGCTTTACAGATAAAAATAAAATATGAATCATATGCCTTATCTGTAATTGTTCCGTTCAATACATCGTGCAGTGTTTTGATTCTGTTTGCGAGAAACCCATCCGGAATATCACCTGCAGTAGAAATACCAATCAGAAGTTTGTTTCTGTATGCTTTCATTGCATTCTTCATTAGGATGTATTTCTTGGCACCAGCTCTCTTCCACGAATGCAACTCATCCAGAATCAGACAGTTACAGTTCAGAGAGTCCAACTTATCTTCTTGGTTGGCAATCGCATACATTTCTGCGGTACCATCTCCAAAATCAATACGGATGGAGTGCTCCTGATTGTTGTTTCGGATTCTCAACTTATCAACATCTCCTCGTAAAGTATCAACGTTATCCACTAAAAATCCGAAGCTTTCCATTGTCTGCTTTACAGAGTTTGCTACGATGTATGTCTTTGCACCGGAACATCTATCCAAAATACTCTTTGCTTCAGCAAGCGCAGCACTAAAGGATGTTTTTCCCTGTTTTCTTGGTAAAAAAATAAGCGCTTCATTGAAACGCCTGATGTCTGTTCCTTTTCGGAAGAATCCAAACAGATTCACGCACACAAATTTCTGCCAGTCAGTCAATAACATCGGAGTTCCTTTAAAACTCACTCCATTCTTGTCTTCGCCCTGTACATGGTGGATAGTTCCCTCAATCAAATCGATCACAAAATCAAATTGATCATTACGGAAATCCAAATCATCTCTTTCGAGGTCTGTCAGAAATCTTCTGCACGCAAGAACTCGGTCCTCATTTGCAAGCATCCTTTTATTTGCAATATCCTCCGCATAGCGAACAGCCGTATCGAAATGCGGACTGTTAATGTGGGATAAGTCCATTTACTTCCCCTGCTGTTTTTCCAGTAATAATGCAAATGCAGATTTCTCTTTTTTCGGCTGTTCAATCTCCGCATTGTACGTTTTTGCATTCAGCATCAATCTATCAGAATACGTTCCGATGTCTTTCCGTAGATTTTCGAGACTCACGAGAATAGGGCTTTTTTTACCCCCGCTTTTCTCTGTATCCAGAATCACTTCGTATCCAGACTCTTCAAACTGTTTACTCAGCACATTGTATTGGTAAATCATATCTGCGTAGATCTCAATTACCTGTTTATACTGCACTTTGTAGGTTCCGAGCTCTTTCATGTATTTAACTGTTCTGTCAATGATTGTTTGCCTTTGTGGTATGTATCTTGCCATCTATTCTCACCTCCTTATCTGCCGGAAAAATTATTTTCAGAATCCCGCGCTATTGGAAAGAGTCCTCTCTCCCGATTCTCCTGAGACATTTTTAATTCTCAAAAGGGAGGGGGGATACCTGGATCTCTTTGACTTCCATTTCCATTCCAACTCTATCTTTAAACCATTCGACCATGCTGTCTGCCTTTTCTTTGCCCAATGTAACTATATTTATTTTCACTGTTTCAAATTTGAGTCCACCGCTGATACTGTATCTGGTGTATATATCTCCTTCGCAACACTCCATGCACGTCTTAACAATCTCCTCGATTACGTTCATCACTTCGTATCCGTAGTCACTTGCTTTCCCTTTCCATCGGATTGCATACATCTTGATTTCTTCCATACTTCAAATTCCCTTCTCCTTTTCCTCTGCCAGTACATTCCAAGGCTTGTCACCTTGTCCGTCTTCCTGTCGTGCATCCGGTCATGTTGCGCAGTGGACACGCTTATTAGATTCCAGTCCGTTAGTGCAAGCTCTGGATACTCTTCCAGCGGATAGATATGGTGTACTGTCGTTGCTTCTGCATACTTGCCATATCTCTTAGACTCCTGACACTGGTATGCGTCACGCCTTAGTATGCTTTCTCTTTTCTTTTTCCACTTTCGACTTTCGTAAAACTTTCCCATGTTTCTTCCCTTCGATCAGTTCCCCACAGTTCTTACATCTCCACGTATGCTCCGTGATAAAGCTGCCATCATTCTGTCTTACAAGATCTGTACGGACATATTCTGTCTTGTCGTGCTTACATAGCATTCTTTTGATAATACCCATGCTTTACTCCTTTAGTGCATAATAAAAGCACCCATCTCTGGATGCCAAGAATGTAGGACTACTGCTGAAAGAATTAATAACGCCAACAAAAACCAAAATAACCAAATACACAATCGAAAATTATATAAGCAAAAGAGGAACCTTGCAGTAGTCCACAACGGGTATAGCAGGATTCGAACCTGCGACACATCGGTTAACAGCCGATCGCTCTACCAACTGAGCTATACCCCGTAGGATGCCTTTTATTGACATCCTTTACCCTATCCGCACTCGGGTACTGACACTAAATATAGATTGCTGAATCTATTTTTGTTTGTTTTGCAGATCTGCGGATATCTGCGTTTTGGTACCATTTGTGATGTAAAGCCGGTGTGCACTCCCCAGAACAGACCTCAGCTGTGCAGCCTGTATACTCACATCACAAAGCGGAGCACTTGGAATCGAACCAAGGACACAGGGCGCGACCCTGCGCGTCTACCACTGATGCTATACTCCACATAAAAACACCGCCAGACGAGAAAGGGTGAAAGTCCGGCGGTGTTCCGAATGTTGTTTGGAAAGCTTTTGGAGTCTTTCTTCTAACTCCATGTTATACTATATATTATTTAAAGCGGACAATGTGGACAAAACGGACAAACTTCTATTTTTCTTTCATCCACCTCTGAAATTCTTTCCTTGCGCTTTCTCCTGTGCAATTCCCTTTCATTTTTGCAGCCACTTCGTCCCACGTCAGCCCCTGCATCACCTTGAACCGGATAATCCTCTGCATCCGGACCGGCGCTTTATTGATTACGCGCTCTGCCTTTACTTTAATCAGCTTCGCATTCCTCTTTCGCTCTTCCAGTAGTTTTTCTTCCTCATCCACATTCACGGGATTCTCTACACATCCGGAAATATTAAAGCTCTGCGGCTGGTATGGAAACTCCGGATTGCTGCCTGTCACCTTGTCTTGCACGATCATCTTTCTTCTGTGCCGTCTGATATCTTCTTCCGTTTCTTTCACCAATGCTTTCGCGTCCATGTACTCATAGATTACGTTCTTGTCCAACTCAATCACCTCCCGGGATCCGCTCTTTTATGTTGTATTTCTCTGCTATGTAGTCCACAGCGTCCTTATTCGCCCTCTCACCGCCTTTAAAGTCGCAGGCAAAAGCTTTATGCCCCTGTTGCTTTAAAGCCGTCTTACATGGCTTTCTCGTTGCCATCTTGTGCGCTTCTATCTTTCTCACGGTGTCTGCTGTCTCCCTTCTGCGCTTCATAGTCTCTCTGGTCATTCCGTCACCTCAATCTCTTCTCCTGTTAGCTCTTCCGACTTCTTCCACATTTCTTCCACTGTCATTTTCTTCGGCTCTTTGCGCTCCCAGATGAGTTCGAGGTTGCCTTTAATAAACACATCTTCTATGCATCTGAGTGATTCCGGAGTAATTCTATAGACTTTAACGATGTCTCCTCCTGCATAATCTGCGACTTTCAAGTCATCATCATAATCGCCTATACAATTGTATCCTCTTTTTCTCACTACCAGCCCAGCCAATACAAGATACATGTTGCCGTCTCTTTGTTCAACTACCATCCCATCTTTCAGATCTGCTTTAGTAAATTCTTTGTTCGTATAATCACTCCATTCTAAGATTTTATAATTGTACTTTTCTGCAAAATCACGAGATGAATATTCTCCATCACCGTAATAACATGTTCTTTCGTTGTACATATCGTAATTTGTATTTTTCAAATAACTTTCTCCGTTACACCACTTCATCCTATGTTTGTGCATCTGCTTGCAGAAATCTTTCGCTTCTACCTCGGTCTTACAGTGCACCGCAATCTTATTGTATTTATTTTTAAATTCTTTCCATTTAAACTTTTTCATCTTCCTACCTCACTATCTTTCGCACGATCCAATCTAAAAAAAATCACAAATAACAGTATCGGAAATCCCGCAGCCAGAAGGTAATCCGCGCCTTCTAGTTTTACATCCTCTTCGATTCCTGTTTTTAAAGTAATCACTGTTCCAAGCCCCAGGATATAGTACAGGGCTAGGAATGCGATTGTGATTAAAATGTCCATGTTATTCCTCCTTGTATGGTTCTGGTAGTGGCTGCCATGCAATAACTTCTTTATCTTCGGCTTTTATAAGCTCGTTATGCATTTCACTATAAATATACCATTCCTTATCTCTAACTCTATAAAAGCCCCACTTAACAGCTCCGTATGATGTTGACACATTCAGCATCGGATAATATTTTCCGTCATTTTCTTCCGGCAATTTCTCGCTTACCGGAATCCAACCGTCGTTATTATCCGGAACATCATCCATGTGCGAACGGATAATACCGCTAATTTCGGATGCCATTCCAGTAGCCCCTAATGCAAATAACACTTTATGTCCGGCTACAAACTTTTTCTCTACTTCTTTTATTTCTTCCAGAATCTTCTCTAGTACGTTCACTCCACATTCTCCTTATCTGCATACTTCTCCACAATATCTACTGCACAAGTCAGCCCATAAATATAGCTTTCCAGTTCTTCTGCTGTTTTGCTCGCTCCGTGTCTTTTCTTTTCTTCCTTCAAGGTTTCGTAGGCGTCATTTTTCATGGATTCGATTTCTTCCACGATTTTCTCTAATACGTTCATCACTCCACCTCCAACAGCTCTGGATTATCAAATATATTTTTAACCACCTCATATTCGCATCGCTTAATGTAAAAATTAGTTAACGGCATTGGCAGACAAAACGGTTCGCATTTGCTTAATACATCCGTTTCAATTACTTTCGTGTGCCAGCCGATAACACGATCTACTTTTTCGTGTGTCTCAACATCAATTACATTAAATTCCCCGAATACAACTTTTGCTAAGTCATCATCGTTTCCATGACCTCGTAAAATATCATTCTCCCAAATCTTCTTACCGTTCTTGTCGGTCAGTCCGGTGTACTGGCATACAGTCTCAGGAACTACTTCATATGCAGCTACAATCAAAGGCTCATCGGAATCCCCCTCTAAAAACGAAGTAGCGATATAAGCACCATTGCAGGCAGGCAACACAGCGCCCTCTACCCATTCTCCATTGTCTTTTCTCTTTGCTTTAAAAAGTATTTCTCTCATCTATTCCACCTCCTCATATTCCGGACACTCCACACAATACTCATACCGGTCCATTCTTGCACACTGCTCTTTGCACACTTCGTTTTCTGGGCATTCTATGCAGCAACGATCGGATCCGCATATACTTGTTAATTTACATCTTCCCATCATGATTATTCCTCGCTCCTTCCAATTACCTTATCTTTCTAAAATCACTTGTTGGTGCGTGGAATAACCGCCCGTCATTGCATTTAATCATTGTCTGCTGTGCGCATGCTGTCGGACGATACTGTTTAACCACTATTCCGCATGGATTGCCTGGATATTCAACGCACACCACTATGTCTCCGACTCTAATTTCTTCCATGTTACTCACTCCAATCTATCCTCTGTCCGCAATTCGGGCAGTGATCATATTCATCGTAATCTACTTCATACCTTGTTCCACAGTTCGGGCATAACCATTCGTCCCATACAAATGTTCCGTCTGGCGCATATCCGTCCCCTTCATATGTTGGCTTCTTCGCCGTATCTCGTTCTTTCAGCTCATGCATCTCATTCATCAACTTCGCGCACTGGCTGTCCGCAAAATCATTCACCTTGTTATACTGGTTCAAAATATCGCACACAAACCGTCCCATCTTGCACTCTGCGCATTTATCTTCCAACTTCTCTCCGTTTAACTGATCTGGATATTTACACAGGTCGTCGCAGATATGCTCCATCATTTCTGTAGTGATCCCGTCCATCCATGTTTCTTCTGTTTTTGGCATTAGTCATTCCTCCGTATCGTCATCTCGATTCCAATCTCATCCTTAATCATCTTTGTGTATTCGTCCCACGTTGCCATATCGTCCACCAGACACTCTGCTTTCAGGTTCATTCGGTCAATAAATCTCTTGCACCGTTTCCCAGCAAAACCGAACTCATCATGCAGTGTTGCAACTGCGATCACCATCATTGTGTCCAGTGTCATGTTTTTGATCTTCTCACAGGCCACATTTAACTCTTTTCTGGTCAGCGCCGTGTTAACTCCCGTGATATTCCGAAACCGGATTTCTTTTTCCAGTCCTTCGATACCGTCTTTTTTTACAATCTCTCTTGCCAGAATCAATCCCTGTGATCTACCGGCTGTATAATCATCAACTTTTCCCATTTTTTTCTCCTTAACTGCTTGCAAAGCCCTTCCCACTCAACCTCTTTGCTCCGGGTCCATCTTTTCGCTGCTCTTCTTTTCCGGATCCCGTTTTCATCCATGTACCGGATAAGAGTTTCCGTCGGGAATTCCGCTTTCTGGATATCATGTAAGACTTTATGGATATGCTCATCCGAGCATCCGAGTTTCGCCATTTCTTCGATCTGGAACTTGTACGGATCCAGAAAGTGCGCTAGTCTACTCATTTCCCTCTCACCCTGTTCTTTCTCTTCCGCTTTGTGCTGCCGCGCGTAAACGCATCCATATTTCCGTGTCTCAATCCGGTAAACTGTTTCCTATAGACTCTAAAACCGTATCTTTTTCTGTTCATGTTTGCCTCCTAACTGAAACTTACTTCCGGTTCTTCTTCTGGATATATTTCTCCATCGTCTTCCGTCTTGTCGATAATGATTTTTGTTCCCGCTCTTTGCAATCTCATTAACAACATGTCAAATTCCCCGAGATATCGAAGAGACTGGATATTCACACATCCTAAATTATCAAGTGTATGCTCTTTTTCAAAATCCCATTTTGATATCGGAATCTCGATGTTTAATTCTTCATCATGATCGTTTTCGAAAACAATCACCGCTCTATGCACAGAACTCCAAACATGTCTTTCACTCTCTTCTACTCGCATCTCGCAATTAACCGCTTCGTAGCTTGGTGTGTCATCAATCACCACTTCCAGACCGGTTGTACTGATCTTCTTTTCACACATTTTAATCCATGCTTCAAACAGATCCGTGACTTTAATCTCTTTTTCTTCCTGCTTGATTGATAAATCCTTAAAATTCTCCAGAATCTTTTTATTCTCAATGCAAGCATCAGAATTTACAATTTCAGTAAGCACCGTATCCAACTTTGGAAGGTATTCCGAAAAATCATACTTCTCTATGTACGGCACCATGACTTCTTCTATTTTTTTATTCAGTGCACTTTCTGCTTTTCCCCATCTAAACGCTTTTTCTATTGCCGATTCTATTGATTCCTTGAATTTATTTCTGAGGATTTCCTTTACTTCTTCCTCGGAAAGGCACTCCTGTGCCATTTTTAATAATTCTTCTTTCATTTTGCTCCTCCTTAATTCGAGTTCAACAGCTGTTCTTCCAGAGAGTCCATGTCGTATCCTCTGCGTTCGAAGTTGTTTAAGTTTCTGCTTACTGGCGGTTTTGCTGGCACTTTTTCCGTCTGCTCTTGGTTGAGATAAACATCGAAATTACTGCCGAACAGGGTTTTTGGTCTTAGATATATCCTCATATCATTAACTCCGCGCTGTAATTCCTCTTTTGTTGGCTTTCTGCCCCACTCATGGTATTTTTTATCAATCACCGTCTTAAAGTCATTCAGAGTGTATCCTTCATTGAATCTGGCTTTTATTTCCTTCTGGTTACTCTTAACATCCCACCTTAGTTTCTTGCCTGTCTTTTCATTCAGGTAAGTTATGATCTCTTTGTACGGGACATATATATTATTATCTTTTTCTTTATCTTCTTCTTTATCTATATCTGAAACAGCGACGTCAGACGTTCTTTCAGACGACTTGTCAGACGATTTTTCAATCAAAGCTCTTTGTTTGGCTCTTCTTTCCTCTTGGTACAGCCTGTCACGCTCTTTTTTTCGTTCATAAGCATCCAATGTCTGGTGCTTATTCCAGTTTGGGATCGTGATTATTCCCTCCACTATCTCAATCATTTTAAATTGCTCAAACGCATTCAGAGCCAACTTTACAGTGGATTCATTCATTCTAAAGATTGTAGCCAGCATCTTGTCTGTGTAGGGAATCTTGTCATTCATCAGGAATACACCACCGTTATTCTTTTTCCCGGCAAGGCATAGTAGCTTGAACCAGACTGTTATAATTGCATAAGCATCTGGCAAACCCTCTATCAGCAATATCTTTTCATCATCAAAGATATCCGTTGCTATCTTTATCCACTTTACTTCTGCCATCACTCATCCTCCGCAATATAGACCACCACGCAAGGCTCATCCGAGTATGCTTTTTCGATTTCCAGACTGGTCACCTGCTTATCATCAGTGTATGCGACTCCGTTCAGTCCATCCAGAATGATTTTTGCAATGTTGTCTAAGTCTGGCTTTTTATTCGGCTTTATTTCGCCTTTTAAAGCTTTCTCCTTATTCTTCTTAGACCAGCTCTCTGGAATCGGAAATTTCGCTAAAATTCGAACTCTCAGAGGTATCTCTGCATAAAGAACGCCTGCGCTTTGTTTATAAATCCTCGCAACTTCTTTTTCGTACTTCTTGGTTTCTGGTGGCGTGTATGTAATGACCTTAAATCCGGCTCTGCGGAATTTCGGTCTTGCTTTTCCAACGGGTTTTCCTGGAATTGTAATTATCATTCGTTCTCCTTTCTGCTCCCGGAATTACCGGGAGACAATGAATCTGGCTTACTTAAGGTATTTGTGACGTACTGTGCAGCAGCCATGAACGGGTTACAATTTATAGCAAAGGCTTAACCCTTACTAACATAATAAAATTCTTGCCGGAACTGTTCTTCTGTTCCGTAGTGCTGCAGATAATATTCCTTGCAGCGTTTTCTTAAGTCTCGATCTACTCTCACTGCTTGTTTACTGGCTTTCGTTCCGTTTGGATGCAGGTCCGGTCTCAATGGAGCTATGAAGCCATAATCCTCCGAAAGCTCAATTTCTTTCGATGTGTGACTAAAAATGTGATGCCTTTCCACTCCGTAAACTCCGGTGTACATGCAGTGATCCATGTCCTCTGTAAATATGCTCCACAGCTTCTTTGGTCTGCCGGATGCTCTTTGATGACCTTTTTTCTTTTTCTTTCGCCTTGGCTTTGGGAATGCCATGTCGCTGTAATCAATGCTTATAATTCAATCCCCCACAACTCTTTCATTTTGCGAATTTCATCCGGCGTATCTGTCGGAATACCAAGACTTTTGCACTCTTCAACCGCTCCATCTATCAACATGCAAGCTTCGTTGGTATCGTATTCGCTCAATCCTTTCCAGCAGCGCAAAGTACAAACAGTAATGCACTCATTCTCCTTGTTCACAAACTCTTTCTTGTTCTGTACTTCTACAATCCGGTAACAAGCTCTTGCAAGATGCACCTGATCGGACGGAATGCTTATAAAATCTGACGTCCCGTATATCCTTAAAAGATGCAAATACACATCGTTTTCAGTCTATCCGTTTTTCATAACGCTGCGGAGTTCTTTTACCAGCGTCCAAAAGTATTTTCTTTGCTGATCTGTTTTTGATTCTTTGTGCAGAGCAATACTCACATCGACATCTTTATCGCAAATCGACTTTACCAATGATCTAATACTTTCTTTCACGTAGTTCGGCATCTGCACTCTACTTCTGATCCACACTGTCATGCTTTGCCGCCTCCATTCTCGCTATAAAATCTTTGATTTGGCTATCTGTCACCTGTTCGATAGCGTCTAGCCTATACACCTTCATAAATTCCACTTCTGAGCATCTGTACTTTCTCAGTTCGTTTCTCACACGTTTCACCCGTCCAAACGGCGAATCATATTTCGTTCTATCCGCTTCAAAATACACGTCAGCCCCGATTCCAAGTTGCTTACAAGCTACAGAAATAGCGTCTGTTGTTGCCATTTTGTAACATTCATCGGAAACAAATAGACCATTTCGTTCATTTTGCGATAGCTTACTCCCACCGGTTCCACAGATTGGTTGCGACCACTCACCATCTACCTTTACAAACAGTTCGATATCTACAAATGCAACCGTTTCCCCTCCTACCTGCTCTGTCCATTTCTTGACAGGCTTGTAAAACCAGCCAATACCACACGGACCATATTCACTTGTAAGTACTTTGATTCTCCACATAGGGTTAATATCCGTCATTCCGTTCAAGCGGCCGCCTTTGATAGGCTTCTTCGCTTCTTCCGGAACAACTCTCACCCTGTTATATAAATCCAAATTTCCCATGCTTACACCTACCGAATCTGAATATTATTATTCTGCACCAATACAACGCCAGAGAGTTCAATTCCATCTTTCAGGGCTTTTTTCACCTTGGTCTTGTCCACTTCTGGATCAGTGAATTTTAAGTACTCTTCATCCAGTTTTGAAATATCCTGTACCTCTACACTCTCTGATTTTCGATAAGAAATACTGACTCTTGCTGTTTTGAATTTCTCGCCACACAGGTAGCCAGACAGGTATTCTTTTAGATTTCTTGCCTTGTTTTCACATGATTTCTGGCGGTCAGCCAGTTTATTTTTCTCTGCCTTGATTGCTTCTGCATCAGATAAGAGGTTTTTGATCCAGAGAGCAATTCCCTCTACCTTTTTGTCAAAATCCATCTGCAACTGCGCCAGCTTTTCCGGGTCGATAATCTCGCCTGTTTCCTGATCTACACAATTTAAAATCTCTTCATCAATCTCGTATAATGTTGCCATTTGTTATTTCCTCCATAAAATCACAATAATTCTGATAGTGCCTTTTGCGTACCCTAAAATATCTGTCTTTTTCATCCGCTTCTTGATCTGTTATTTCTTCCAGTTCTTCTGTATGTTTGTACATATTATTTGCCCACCATATCTGCTGCTTTTTCCAGTAATACTTCCGCAAAAACGATTGCATCATCTAGTTGTTTATCTGTTGTAACCCAGTCAAACAAATCGTAATCTTCATTCACAACAAATCCGTTTTCTTGCGCGCAGAGAAGTATTCTGCCACCGTAGTTCAAAAATTCAATGCTTACATAAGGGTACCCATCCTTACCTTCTCCACGCTCTTGAATCTCAAGAATTAAGTCTAAAAGTTCATGTATTTTCTTTCTATTCATTGCTCATCCTCCTACTCATCCTTGGACAATCTAAACTCCATCAAATCTGCCAGCATCAAATATTCCTTTGCCAGTCGTCTGTCTCCGTGCCGTTCTTTTACCTTTTCTCTGAATTCATCCAGTGATCCGTAAAAACATCCACATCTCACGCCGATGCCGCCGTCTTTCGTTCGGAAAAATGTTGTCGTCCTATCTTCCGATCCGAAGCAGCTTGCAGCAGAATAATCGCGACAGCATTGTACCCAAGCGTTACCGTATACCCAAGCGTCACCGGATACCTGAGCGTCACCGGATACCCAAGCGTTACCGTATACCCAAGCGTCACCGGATACCCAAGCGTTACCGTATACCCAAGCGTTACCGTATACCCGAGCGTCACCGTATACCCAAGCGTTACCGTATACCCAAGCGTCACCGGATACCTGAGCGTTACCGTATACCCAAGCGTTACCGTATACCCAAGCGTTACCGGATACCCGAGCGTTACCGGATACCCAAGCGTTACCGTATACCCAAGCGTTACCGTATACCAGAGCGTCACCGGATACCTGAGCGTTACCGTATACCCAAGCGTTACCGTATACCCGAGCGTCACCGGATACCCAAGCGTTACCGGACTGATCAAGGTTCTCCTCTTTTTCTACAAATCCCCCTAATTCACCCTCTTCTACGTCACCAAACGCTACAAGTGCCTTGATTCTAAAGAGCTTCTTTCCTAAAAAAGTTACAAATTCACTGGTTAATTCAAATTTTTTCATTTACATTTCTCTCCTTTTCGTCTACAATTTAAATGATTTAATTTCTTGAGTGCTCGAGGGTTGCCGCCCTGTGAGAGCACTCATTTTTAATACCCAAACACCAACCACCACCCGATCACCACCATTCCGAACCCGATCACGGATGCCGCAACCTTGTGCCAGTAAGGCTTCTCCTGCTCCGGTAACTCAACAGAGACGGACCGGATGTCCCAGCTGTTTAATGTGTTGGGTTGCTGAGTGGTCTGGCAGTGGTAGGTTCCTTTAATTTCCATCGTCTGCCTCCTTTCTACCGCCTAAGCGGTTTCCTCTTTTTGTATCAATGCTCCCTGAATAATCCGGCAACATCCATCTATAAGTTTTTTGACTTCCTCTTCTGTGCGATCCACATAACAATCATCATGTACTCGGATTGTTGCATTTTTTACTTTTACTGTTTCTACGATCAAAATCATCACCCCTCTACTATGTATGCAGGTTGGATTGTCCAAGGTATGTTGTCCTGCGCATTTTTACTCTGTGTCTGAATCTCTAACGATGACATGATACTTTTTCGCTTGTCCATCGCACTGCGTATACGAGATTTCTCTCGGATATCCATTGTCGGCGTACCACTGCTTTACCATACTGATTACTTCTGATGCATACTTTCTGACAGTGCCTTGCCACTTTCCTTTAGATTCCCATGTTTCCGTGTACATATCTTCCGATAAATCCAACCTACGGATAATCTCATTCACGGCTTTATCTGCTGGCTTGCCGGAACTCTTATAGTAAAGCCTTGCCTGTCTTGCAATGTGTACCGTATCTACATACTGCTGATCTGCTTCGATCGTGATTGGAAGATTGACTCCTGCTTTCTCATAAAGAGATTTTGCAGTCAGGAGCTGGATTTTACTGTTGCACCCTGCTGCTTGGAGCATTGGCGTTAAAATCTTTACAGCATTGTTGACACTGGCGAGACGCTCGTTGCTTTGTTTCTTCTTTGGCATTTCATAAGAGCCGTTTTTTCTGATAGATGGAATAACATCCAGCGAAAGCCAGTTTTGAAATTTTTCGGCAGTCGCATTGCTTGCTTTCATTCCGAGACGGTAAAACAGTGATTCCGGAATGTAATCATCTTTCCCAACAAGTTGGGAAAATCCAATGTCTTTGCAATAACCGTTTAAAGTTTCCCATCTTGGGTACACTTTTCCATTCTTTTTTTGATACCATCCGAATCCGATTGCAGCATCTTCCGCGCTAATGGAAATACTTCCATCTGGATTCGGCAACGTTCTTACAGTTAATCCGAGTTCATTATTTTTAAAAACTTTTAATTCGTTCATGTTACCTCCTATTATCTTGTTTTATCTTGTTTTACCTTTCTCCCTCCTTTATAATGTAGTTATCAAAAACAAAGGAGAAAAAGTATGAATTCTGATTTTGATGAAATTTGCTTGCTATTCCCAGAAAAATTTAAGCTGTTCTGTATGAGGTTCAAGAAAACAGTTACATCAGGTTTTCTTGGCAAATCCGAAAAGCCGCTAATGAGATATAAACTAATATCAAGCAATTATTCTTTTATTGACACAACTCCATCTGATGAAGCGCCGGAAAGAACTTTTTCTCTTACAGAAAAATACTTCCGTTACTGCGCTTACCGGAGAAAGAAATTCTTTGATAGTAAGCTTTGGCCGCTTATAATTTCCATCGTTGCGTCAGTTATTACCTCGTTAATAACAACACGATTATTATGATTATCAGAATTCCTATGACACATCTGTATATGGTGCGTCTTCGGTAGAGCATTTCAAAAAAATCTTTTTCGTCATCGGAAATTTCAAACAACTCCGAAAATTTATTCCAGTT